TACCAACAAGGGGGCAAACAGTGATAATTTATATGATAGTTTTTGTAATTCTTTCGCTTGGCGCAGTCGCTGCCGACGACCTGACATAGTTACATTTTAGTTAAAACCATGCCATAATGCCGCTAGTAGACTGACATTAGGGGTGTCAAATGGATCAATTAAACCTTACCAAATCACTTGAAGATTGCTTTGACTGGGAATTAAATGACGAGATAATTCGCTTCGATGCGATTATTGAATCGTTGATGACTACCGATGTCCAAAGGCATAAGATACGAGAAGAGCTTATTGACTGGCAAGATGGCGTTGCCAACATGGTCGATGAGCTTTCGGAGCTTGAGCCTTACGAAGGGTTCAGGGAGTTTGCAGCAATGGCAGAAGAGATATTCGGGACTGAGCAATGAGTGGTGGAAGACCTAAATGGATACCTGACGAGCAAACCTGCGAAAAAGCGCAGGAAATGGCTTCTAAGGGTCTAACGGTTATGCAAATAGCCCATTGCTTAGGTGTAAGCCATACGACCGTATACGAACGCCAGAACGAATTCCCTGAGTTTGCTGAGGCTATAAAAAAGGGAAGGAGTGAAGGTATCCATGATGTTGCCAATGCTCTGTATGAAAAGGCAATCGGTGGGGACACTACGTCAATTATCTTTTACCTCAAGAAAAGAGATCGAGAGTCTTGGGGTGATGAGTATATTGAACCAGTTAAAGAGATACCCCCAATCAATATAATCGTGGATGCCGATGCAATTAACAAAGCCGCAGTCTGAGATATTCTTATCTAAGGCTCGATTTGTTTCTGTCGTTGCTGGCAGGCGATTTGGCAAAACCTTTACAGCTACTGCTGCGCTGCTTAGGGCGGCTATATCTGGCCACAATAAGAACGTATGGTATGTTGCTCCGACCTATGGGGCTGCGAAAGAAATATGCTGGAATATGCTAATCAATACCATTCCGCAAGATTACATTGCCAAGACTAACGAGACATCCCTCACGATTAAGCTGATCAACGGATCATACATCGCCCTAAAAGGCGCAGAGAAGCCAAACAATCTTCGTGGACGAGCGTTAGATTATATTGTCCTTGACGAGTTTGCAGATATGCGGCCAGAGACTTGGTACGAAGTATGTAGAGCATCATTATCTGACCGAAAAGGGGGTGCGCTTTTTATTGGTACGCCTAAAGGAAGGAATCACTTCTATGATCTGTGGGCTAGAGGAAAAGATGGCGCAGAGGATTGGGAGTCTTTCCAGTACACAACTCTCGATGGTGGCAACGTACCGCAGGAAGAGATTGACGCTGCCCGTCAAGACCTAGATGAGCGAACCTTTAAGCAGGAGTATGAGGCTGCATTCGTAACCTATGCTGGCCTGATCTATTACGGCTTTAACCGTGAAGACTCTGTATTGGCGATTGATGACGATAGTGGTACACTCCACATTGGGATGGACTTCAATTTAGACCCCATGTCTGCCGTCATCTGTATTCGTAGAGGCGGGACGCTGATTGCCGTTGACGAGATAGTCATGTACGGGTCTAACACCGATGAGATGGTTGCGGAGATAGTAGACCGCTACCCTAGACGAAATATTATTGTCTACCCAGACCCAGCATCAAGACAGCGGAAAACCTCTGCTGGTGGTCGCACAGATTTGTCGATCTTACAAAACGCAGGATTTAGCGTTAAGGCGAAGAACTCACATGCATTGGTCAGGGATCGTATCAACGCTGTGAATAGTCGTTTACTGTCGAGTGATGGTGGACGGCATTTGTTTGTCAGCCCGAAATGCAAGCAGACGATTAAGTCACTTGAAAGGCAGACATACAAAGAAGGCACAAGCATTCCCAATAAAGAAGATGGCTACGATCATATGAACGATGCCCTCGGCTACTTGGTCGAATACCTGTTCCCAGTTCGCACTGAATACGCCACACCACAACCACAAAGGTGGACTTGATGAGATTGAACGCAGATACAACGCACCCTGATTATGACAAGTACGAAGCACGCTGGGAATTTTATGTTCGCAGCTATATGGGTGGGCAAGATTACTTTAATGGCGCATACCTCACGCGCTATATATCCGAAACAACAGATGACTATGACCGCAGACTTGATCTGACCCCGCTAGACAATCACTGTAAAAATATCGTCCATATTTATTCTAGCTTCCTTTGGCGCGTACCGCCTACTAGAGCTTACAACAGTGCAGCCAATAACGTAGCCCTTGATTCTTTCTTGAAGGATGCTGATCTCGATGGCCGCAGCTTTAACTCGTTTATGCGCGAAGCTCAGATTTGGTCTAGCGTGTATGGTCATGTATGGCTAATGATGGATAAGCCTAAGTCTACAGCAGGAACAAAGGCAGAAGAGCTAGAGCAAGACATTAGACCTTATGTAACGATGTTCACCCCTGAGAATGTTCTCGACTGGAACTACGCTCGCACCGCCAGCGGACGCTTTGAGCTTGACTACCTGAAAGTCAGAGAGAGCGTTATCCGTGTTGACGAGACCACCACAGAGAGCTATTACCGAGTTTGGTATAAAGACCGCGTAGAGCAATGGCACTCAGTTAATGACCTAGATAAGATGATTGAAGTGGATGACAACGTACTGGGTCGCATCCCTGCGGTGTTCCTACCTGCACAAAGATCGATAACCAGAGGCATAGGGCTGAGTGACATAGCAGATGCGTCCTATATGCAAAGAGCTATCTATCAGGAACTATCAGAGATCGAGCAGCTAATCCGTATCTCTAACCACCCGACACTGGTTAAATCGTTTGGCACCGATGCTAGTGCAGGTGCTGGTGCGATTATCAATCTGCCTGATGATATGGACGCACAGTTAAAACCTTACCAGTTACAGCCTAGCGGTCAGAACCTAGACGCTGTTCGTGCATCGATAACCGATAAGGTGGAGTCAATCAACCGCATGAGCCATATGGGTGCTGTGCGCGGGACTGATGCTCAGGTGATGTCTGGCGTGGCTATGCAGACCGAGTTCCAAATGTTGAATGCTAAGTTATCAGAAAAGGCTGACTTGCTAGAGCTTGCCGAAGAGCAACTCTGGGTGTTGTTCTGTGATTGGCAGGATGTCACCCCCGATGTGGAGATATTCTACCCAGACGCATTTGACCTAAGAGACTACGACAAGGAGTTGATGTTCCTACAGCAGTTAAAAGCATCAGGCGTTAGGTCTGTTACTTTAGCTCAGGAGATAGACAAAAAGATTAGTGATCTTGTGCTTGACGATGAGCAGTTGGCTAGAGCGCATTCTGAAATTGAGTCTGGCACACAGGTGCTAGGTCAGTTCAACGAGCAGGTAGTTGAAGAAAGCTAATGCCAGCAGACGTTGATCACGTTGAAGAGCTTAATCAGATAGCTGATGCCCATCAGAGACAGTTAGCCGCAGCACTGGTTACTCTGGAGCAAAGGATTACTGAGTTGCTCGCTACAGCCCCATTGCAGGATGGCAACCTATTCGATTTAGAGTGGGCTATTCAAGCAAGGGCAGAGATACGACAGATAGTTGAAGAAGAGTATCTTGCTGAAGTAGACAGAATAGTCAGGGAGTATACGGCTGTTGCTGCCAGCACCTATGAAATGCTAGGCACCTACGGAAGTTTTACACAACTTGATCCTCGCATAATAAGTCAATTGCAGACCTTGCAGTTTCAAGGCTTTCAAGATATAGGCGCAGAGTATCTGGACGCTATTAGCCGAGAGGTATACAGAAACACCCTGACTGGTGCTAGTTTTGCTGCAAGCGTTCAAGTGATAAAAGAGGTAGCAGGCGGCAGGCTTTCACAGTATGCAAAGCAACAGGTACATGACAGCCTTATGCAGTTCGATGCATCAGTTAACACTGCAATAGGTAAAGAATCTGGCGCAACTAATTGGAAGTATGTTGGGCGTATAATCGCAACGTCTAGACCTTTTTGTCGAGAGCATGAAGGCGAAACATTTACTGATGAAGAAATTCAAGATTTGTGGTCAGGCAGTTGGGCTGGTAAAGCCGCTGGTGACCCTTTCATCGTTCGCGGTGGCTATAACTGCGGGCATCAATTTAGACCAGTATTTGAAGAGGAATTATAATGCCACAAGGTAAAGGCACATACGGTAGCAATGTTGGGCGACCAAAGAAGAAGAAGAAACCAAAAAAGTAAATTTATGCTAGACTAACGATTCACCAATACTCTTTAAGAGGCACGCGACATGAGCGATGAAATCATGGAAACAGAAGCAGAGACTGAAACTGCGGCAGTAGAAACTCAGGAAAGCAAGACTTTTACTCAGGATGAACTAGACCGCATTGTTGCGGATCGTGTTGCTAGAGAGCAGCGCAAGTTCGATAAACGACTATCTGGCGTTGACCTTGATGAAGCTAAAGACCTGTTGGCAAAAAAAGAAGCCGCAGAGTTGGAGCGACAGAAAGAGCGCGGGGAGTTCGATAAAGTCCTGAAGCAAACGGTCGAGAAGAAAGACATGGAGATACAGAGTTACAAAAGCAAGTTGCAACAGACGCTAGTAGATGGAGCGATTCTGGGTGCAGCTTCTAACAGTAATGCTGTTAATCCGACTCAAGTCTCTCAGTTACTAAAAGACCAGACCAGACTGTCAGATGACGGAACGGTCGAGGTGCTAGACGCTAACGGAGTACCGCGATACAATGACAGCGGTGATTTGTTATCAGTCAACGAGATGGTAGCAGAGTTCTTGACAGTAAACCCACACATGGTCAAAGCGTCACAAGGTGGCACAGGATCGATGGGTAACGCTGGTGGCTCTACGCAGAAGCCTCAATCTGTGGCAGATATGGTTGCAAACTGGGAAAATGGTGGCAAAGAAGCATTTGCTGCTATGAAGAAAAAGTAACCACAAACCACAAACTAATTTTATTTAAAGGCAATTTATCATGGCTGCAACTACTTCAACAACTCTCGACGACCTGTTCGTCAATATCGTCGCTCAGGCTCGTTTCACTGCCGAAGAGCAATCACTAATGATGGGTCTTGTAACTAACTACAACATCCAATCTACTGCTGGCAAGACCATTCAGGTTCCTAAGTACCCAGCAATCGCTGCTGCTGACTTGACCGAAGGCACTGATATGTCAAGCACCACTGTATCTACTAGCTCAGTTTCTGTAACTGTTGGCGAAGTAGGCGCACAGGTTCTGCTGACTGACATGGCTACCTACGGTGACGGCAACCCTGCTGTAGAGCTAGGAACTGTTCTCGGTAACGCTATCGCCACTAAGATCGATACTGACCTGATTGCCCTGTTTGACGGCTTTTCTAGCTCTATCGGTGCTGCTGGTGCAGAGATCACTGTAGCTGACTTGTTCAAGGCTGCTGCTACTCTCCGTGCTGCTAAGATTACTGGCACTATCAATGCTGTAGTACATCCTTTCCAAGCGTACCAGTTGAAAGCTAACCTGACTAACACCTTTGCTAACCCAAATGGTGGCGACTTGCAGAACGAAGCAATGCGTAACGGTTATGTTGGTACTATCGCTGGCATCAATGTATATGAGTCTGCCAACGTAGCTATCGACGGTTCTGGCGATGCTAAGGGTGCTGTATTCGCTCCTGAAGCTCTGATGATCGCTATGAAGCGCGACTTCAACATTGCTCCACAGCGTGATGAGTCACTCCGCGCATTCGAGTTGAACGCTACTGCTGTATATGGCGTAGCCGAGCTTGACGATGCATTCGGTGTTGAGATTCTGTCTGACGCTGTACTGTAAGACTGACTGCCCCTTCTTCGGAGGGGGCTTTCTTACGAGGTTTACATGGCTATAACTTATCGCGGTGAAAGGTTCGAAGGCTACAACAAGCCTAAGCGCACCCCCAAGCATGACAGCAAGAGCCACGCTGTACTTGCTAAAGAAGGCGACAAGATAAAGTTAATTAGGTTCGGTCAGAAGGGTGCAGACACTAAGCCGCCCCGCAAGAACGAATCAGAAGCAGACAAAGCCAAGCGCAGGTCATTTAAGGCAAGGTTTGCAAAAGACATAGCAAGAGGCCGCAAAGATAAGACAGCATCAGCGGCTTACTGGGCAGATAAGGTGAAATGGTAATGGCTTACTCAAGCGACGCAGATTTATTAAAGCTAATCCCCGATATTCTCGATCTAGGTATCGAGTCTTTTGTATTGGAACACCCCAAAGCACAGGCAGACATACAGCGCGAGCTACGGATTAAATGGTGGCCCCGCAAGAATATATCTGGTGAGATGGATAACACTAAGCTCACAGCAACGCAGTTCACCACGGTATCGGCTTATTTGGTGCTATGGCGTTATGCGCTGCCGCAGTTGACTAACTGGGTAGATGGTGACCGATTCGGAAACATGATCGACTTTTACAAAGCGCGATACGGTGAAGAGCTAGAATCTGTATTGGCAGATGGCGTTGATTATGATGAAGACGGTGATGGCACTGTTGACTACGATGAGAAGCAACCTGTAGGCCAGCGGTTAGATAGATAATGGATGTAAAGATTGATACCAATGCCAAGGCTGTTGCAAAGCGTATTGGCAAGAAAGGCAAGGAGCTATCGGCTAGCGTTAAAAGGGCATTGTCGATTACTGCTCAAGTCGGTATTAATATTATTGAGGCCAGAACCAGTAAAGGCGTTGGCTTTAAGGGCGGGAAGTTTAAAAATTATACGCCCGTATATGCTGCATTTAGGGCTAGTAGAGGAAGAAGCACAAACCCAGACCTACAGTTTACAGGTCAGATGTTAAGCTCGATGACATCAAGGGCAAGCAGTAGGCAGGCTGAGATATTCTTTACTAGAGCCACTGAATCTAAAAAGGCTGCAATGAACAATAAGACTAGACCGTTTTTTGGGTTTAGCGATAGAGAAGAAAAGCAACTTGGCGAAATATTCTTCAGGGCATTGAAATGAGCGTTAGAGAGAACATTGCAAACAACTTGGTGGCTACGCTTCAGGCAGTTAAAACGCCAGTAGATATTAAGTATGTAACGAGAGAGCCGTTTGATTTTACTAAGTTATCAAGCGCACAATTTCCTGCTATCCTTGTTCGAAGTGCAGACGAGGATAGAGAAGATAGCAGCATCGGTGGGTCAATTACTCAGCGAATGGCTACAATCAATTATGAGTTTATTTGCTACGTTAAAGGGTCTGTCATTGATTCAGCCCGAAACAACATTATCGAAGCAATTGAAGAAGGTCTTGACGTTGACCGTTTGCGCGGGGGCTATGCCCTTGATACGCAGATAACCAGAGTCGAGATTGATGAAGGTTCTATTGACCCCATTGGTGGGGTTATTATTACAGTTCGCGTTTTGTATCAGTACACTCGCGGCACAACTTAACTTAAATTAGAGGTAATTATCATGGCGACTAAAACAGGCGCATCTGGTGTAGTAAAAATCGCGGCATCTGGCGGCTCTGTGGCCGTTGTGGGTGAGGTTCGTTCTTTCACGTTTGATGGTTCAGCAGATAC